TGGTAATACTCTTTGTTCTGTTATACCGCCTGTTTGTTTTAATACTCTACCACCATCAGCCATAAATTTATTCATTAATCTCATCATTTCTTCTCTAAATTCTTCTAACTCATCTGGATTTAAATCTATATATTTTTTACCAAACATTCTCATAGAATGTTCATCTTCATCTCCACTTCTATAAAAAGGATCATCTACTGAAGCCATTTTCATATTATCTGTTCCCTCTGCAAATCCCACTCTACCACCTGTTGCATTACTAGTTCTTTTATTTAAATCATCAGTCATTTTTAATATTTGATTAATATCAAAAATTGGTGTTAAAGATTCAAACTCGTCAATACGTATTGGTTTTAATCCTAACGCTATCGCTGCTCTTACATAATTTTTGTAACTATTAGATGATGCTGTCATACTTTCCTCTGGCAACACGGGGCCTTCAGGTTTTGGACCAAAAGGATTTATTGGATCTTCATCGCTCGGTAATACTGGACCCTTACCCATAGCATAACTTGTTCTTGTTAATCCGCCTGTTGCTGCTTTCTCACGCATCTGTTCAATAGCTTTTTTTAATTCATCTATACTAACTGGATCACGATTAAATTTTTCTCTAAATAATTCTAATAATTTTGGCAACATTTCTATTTCTATTTCAGGTGTATCTGTGCCAGCCATTTGTTTTTGTTCCATAACTTTTTTTCTATTCATATCATCTTGATATTCTTTCATTAAATTTTCCATATTTCTATTTTTGTCAAGCATTTCTCGCTCTTTTAAATAATCTTCAAATGTAGGTTCAGCCATTAAACTACCCTTCTCTCTAAATTTTTCATAGTATCATACATCTTTTGTGCTCCCTTTTCAATGCTGCCATTACCTGCTCCTCTTACAGCATCTGCTGTAAAAACAAACTCGTTTTTAGATAACATTGCTGGTACGTCATCTGCTTTTTCTTTAATACCTACTGGTACAAAACCACCTTCATCTCTGTAGTCTCGTTCCATGACTCCTGCTTTATTTGATCTCATAATTCCTGTTGGCATACCACCATCTCTAACATTATATCTTGCAACAAATGCATCTCTACCTGCATCATCTAGTTTCATATACTCTGGGTCATTTGCAAAATAATTATCCATGTAACTTCTCATCTGTGTTCCTACCGCTACTTTTCTTGCAGCTAAATATTCTTCCATAGTTTCACCAGGTTCTTGTTCTCTAAATTCTCCTTGAAAGTAACTAGCTAATAACGAAGCACCTGCTGTAACACCACCTGCTACTAGTTGCCCTACAACTCCTTCTGGTAATTTTTTTAATAAATTTTTTGTTCCTGATAATAAACTTTTATCTTCAGTTACCTCTAGTATACTTGGTCTAGTAAATTTTTTATCTGTTGCTTGTTGCTTGTCAAACAAACTAGTAAACTGTTGAGTTTTTTTTGGACTTAATGGAGAAGTAAAACCTCCTCTTAATCCACCACCCGTAATGTCTGATGCTCCACCTAAAGCTCTTGCTCCTGCACCAAATGCAAAAGTTCCAACACCTTGTTTAACTGCATCACTGATACTGCCTCTCTTATCAAATCTACCAATACCTCTCATTAAAGCTGCAACACCAGGATTAAATGGTGCAACAACAGGTGCAGCTTTACTTGCTACACTTGCAAGTTCATTAGGTATAAGTTTTCTAATACGATCTTTAACGAAACTTCCTAGTCCGTACATTTGTCGTGGCATTTGCATTCTTGTAATCATATATGTTAAATATTGTTTATATTAAAAAGGCAGGGATTTCACCTGAATTTACATTAATACTTGCTTTTCGCAAGTAAATCAAGACTATGTTGTAACTTCTCTAGGCTTAGATTGTAGAGCCGAAAGAACCACATGTAGTCTATTTGCTGTTGCTGCAGTCACTTTTAGTATCTCGCTTTCTTCTAATACCAAAGGGGCTGATAATAATTCTGTTGTGCCATTAGCTGATATAGACTTTGTTTTAAAAAGACTAAAAACATTATCGCTAGCATCAGTAATAGTCACTGTTATAGTATCTGCATTTCCAGAGTCTTCTGATACTATTATAGATTTTATAATAGCAGTTGTAGCACTAGGCACTGTATATAGTGTTGTAGCAGATGTAGTTGTAAGATCTACTTTTTTATTTACAAATGAATTAGCCAAAGAAGTATGCCTCCGCTTCTGCCTCGTCTTTTATATCTTGTTGAAATGTTGTATTTAATTTTTGTACAATACTATCTACATCTCTAACAAATGATTGTTGGATCTGTTGATCATACTCTTCATTAGGTTGTGTTAATGCTTGAATTATTCTTGCCATTATCTTCTTCCATCTGGTTGATAGTCTATTCTAAATGTACCTAGTTTCCAAAATTGACTTGTACTAGTATTATCTACTTTTAATGATATTGATCTAGCACGTGCTCGTGTATCTATTTTTTGTGTACCACTTGTTACAGTAAATGGACCAAGTGTTGAACTAGCTGATGTATCATTTGGAAAGTCTCTTAAGTTTAATGTAATTCTTGCATCTCCTGTTTGTGCTAAAAAATCTGGTATCACTCTTCTAATTTTCATCATAAACTCACCATCACCGCCTAAACCTTGTGTGCCAATATCAAAATCTCCAGATTCAATACTTGCAGTAATTGCTGTTGATTGACCTGCTTTAACTTGATTTAATCCTGTTTCATGTTCATAATATGTTGTTGCGCCATCGGTATTGCCATGAACATAATTAACATCTGAATCAGCTGTTTCTGCACTTGAATCATAGTCTGTTGCATGAGGTTTACCAAATACAGCAGAGTCTTGCCACGCTGATCTTGCTAATGTACCAACAGTCCATACTGGTCGCTCGGGACTTGAGTCTAGATAATTATAACATACCATTCTATTAACTGTGCCAGAACCTGAGTTAGGATAGAACCACATAACTTCACCAAACAAGTTATTCAAACCTGCATTAATATGTTGTTTTGGAATTGTATTAATATCATCGTAAACATGGTCCTCAACTAAACATGGTAATGATTCTAGTTTACCTGTGTATCTAAAGAAACCATTCTCTGACATCCAGTACGCAGTACCATCAACCTCAACAGCTGCATTCTGTCCTATCAATCCACAGTTTGTACCAACCTGTTGGAATGAGAAAGTAAATGGTGGACCAACAAATCTCATAATAAATAATGCAGTATCAGTCCAAATATAAATTGCATCCCT